CTACCTAATATGTCTCTAGCAGTTGATGATTTGTTTGCTAAGATAGCAATATTACTATTAGGATTAAATAAGGCATAATGCAATAGATATGAAATAGTAGTGGTTGATTTACCACTTTGTCTAGGTAATTTACAAATTGTGAAACGATTGTCATGTATTGTCCTTACGATATGTTCTTGAAATGGATACATCTTAAAAGGTACCAAACCCTCATCAAGAGATACAATTTGTATATACTCTCTCATAAAGTAAATAGGGTCGTTAGCACACTTTTGATATTCTAAAATTTGTTCTTTAGTAAATTCAACAGGTGTGTTTACTTTTTTAAGATTTGGATTACCTAGATATGCGTCAGTCATTTACAACAATTCCCTCAATGTGAGTGTAACCCATTTTAATGGCAGCTTGCACTCTTTGACTGCCTCTGAATACTGAATATTGTTTTTCTGCATAGGGTTTACCACCTACTCCCTTTCTAGGTTTCAATGAATATGTATGTTGTCTTACTTCTATAGGATTTTGTAACTCTTCACCATTTAACAACTCTGTTAAAGGCGTCATAGTTTTGATGTAATGAATTTTACTTATTTCCAGTATTATCTTTTTCTGGTGTTCCGCTTTCGCCTTCAATAATTTCATTGTCTTTCCTATTTAACATTTTTTGTAATTCATTTGTTGAACCTACAAATAAAGCGTTTTTAATATTAGCAGTAGTTTTACCTGGTAATTCTTTTAAATCTTTTAGTTTCTTTTGCAAGTCTTGTAATTTATCAACCGTTTGTGCAACTTGACCAATAAGTTGTCCAGCAACTTCATATGCTCTAGGGTGTTGGCCTTCTTTTGCAATATCTAATATGCCTTCAATTGCTTCGTTACCCTTATCAATAAGATTGTAATAATTATCTCTACTATGAACATAATCATTATCAATATCATCTTTTGTTTCATCTACTTTTCTAGGCACAGGAGCTGGTTGTTCAAACTCTTTTAAAGAAAATTTTTCTTCTTTCTTTTCAATGCCTAAAATTTCATTTACATTATCTTCCAATTTACTCATCTGTATCACTCACCGGATTATATCTCTTTCCGTCCGTAAAACTTGTTATGGTTGTTGTAAATCCAAAATCATCATCTGCGTCAGCACTTGTAGGATTTGGTGTAATTACAATTCGTTCTTCTCTAGTCAAAGGACTATCTGTGTCTGAACCTAAATCTGCTTGAGCAGTTTTAATAATACCTTGATTACTCATAGGTCCATATAGATATGTTTTAGCTGTAAATGCTAGTGTATAAATTACAGCTCTTCTACTTGTAAACTCTCCATTATAAGTATCTTCATAGTTTACACTATTTAAAATAATAGGAATATCTCTAACAATATCTAACTCTGGTATAACTCTCATTGTTACAGTATATTCTGGTTGAAAGAATGGTAAAATTTGTTCAATAATTTGTAGACCATTTTCAGCAGTAGCTGTAAAAGAATATAAACTAAAATTTATATTATAGGGTACAGGTGCATAGTTAAAATTTTGTACCTTACCATCTTCATTTGATTTTACTCTTATAGTTTTTTGTACTTTATTAATTTTTCTACTTGCGTCATATTGTAAACCGGTAATTTCAAAACCTAATCTAGGTAATGTAACAGCAACCTCTCTATCATCTTGTAAGTTAGCTTGTTGTTCTAGTCTTACAATAAACTTTTCTTTTGGTGCGTATGCTAAAGGCACTCTAATTCTTCTTGTAACTGCACCGGTGCTACTTGTATTTTGAATTATAATATTGTTAAACAATTGACCAAATGCAATTGTTAACTTTCTTAATCCTTCGTTATAAAAATGAGTTCCAAACATTATTCGTCAATCTCTCCAAATGGGTTTCTTTCTGTGAAGTCAAGTATATCATCAGCTACTGATACTGTATCATAACCTGCTTCAGTATTCATATCTAAATTACCTGCATAAGGCGATTGAGTTTGAATATTACTTGTTACAAAATCTTCATTCATTAAGAATGCCGGTTGACCTGTAGAGTAATCGTGATAATCTTCAAGTTGAATTGAACCACGACCAGTTAACGCTTCTTGACCATACTCTAGTTGTATTTTGTATGCTAATTGGTCTAAAGTGTATTTGTCCTCTGTTTGGTCTAATACTTCTTGGCCTGTGTTTATTTGTTCGTTTGCATACTCCCAACGAGTTACTTTTAATTTATAAACAGGCAAGTTACCAAGTTGATAAAATGGCTCTTGGTCTTCTACAAATTGAATTTCAAAGTAAGATTTTAATAATGGTACATAAACTACATCACCCTCATTTGGTCTACCTGTGGCAGTTAATGTTGTCTTACTTGCAACATGTTCCTCAAATCTTCTTTTAGATAAAACTAAAGTAGTGTCATCTCTAATTTCTAAACCAAACTTATTGATAATTTCATTTTCACCAGCAAATCCTTCATTAGTTTCAAAATACATTTCAAGTAAATATGAATCGTCAAATCTACTAGATGTATCTTCACCTAAAACAATATCTCTATTAACAAGTGTACGAGGAAGATAATAGATATCCTGACCGAATATCTTTAAAGATTCGATTATAATATCTTCGTGTAATCTTTTCTCTGCGTCATTACCGATACCTCGGCCACCTTGAAAATAGTGATTTACTGCCATGATTTTTATCCAATCATCATTGCTGGATTTAATTCAAAGGTACTTCTAATCTCTTGTTCTAACTTTTCAATGTCAGATAATGCCTCTGAATAAATTTGTCTTCCATTTAATGTAACTCCACCAATCATTGCTACACCATCAAACTTAGATAGGTTAGCACCCCATTGTTTTTTAAATAATGCTGTGACATATCTTTTTAAGAATATATCATTGTACACATCTGTGTGTACTGTAGGATCCATCTTTCTGTAACACTCTATAACAATATACTCACCGACTGCTAAATCATTAGTCCAGTCCATGTCAATATACAATCTGTTATCGTGTTGATTAAATCTTAATGGTTTTTCTCCTACTAAGATATGGTCTAAAAAGTCTAAATGTCTTAAAACAACATCATAGTTGATTACACTTGTAGATGAAAAATCATACAAGTCATTTAATCTCATTTGATATCTTACATCAAACAAATTCATATTAGATTTGTTTGAAAACGGAAATATGTTAATTACTGATAATACGCTTTCAGGTACAACGATAAAATTATTGCCTTCTTTCCATGATGTAGTTACTGAATTTTTAGTTACAGATTCAGTTGAGTCAGCAGTCATTCTAGCCTTATCGGCTGATGTGTATTGATATTTTAAATAAGCTCTTTGAACACCATCATAATGGTATTGTGCGAAATATTGTAATGCCTCGTCCAGTCTATCTTCTAGTTGGTCATCATCAGCATTAATCTCAATGACAGGCTTACCTAAAGCTCTCAAAGCGTACTGTTTTAAATTTTCTCTTGTTGCTGGTTCTGCCATAAGTTATTCCTTTTCTGGACTATTTATAAGAATAATTATATCTTAGGAAAGAGATTATCTTGACAAAACAGCTTTATATCGTCTTCAGGTAGACCAAGAGATTGCATTACTCTAGGTGTATGAGGGTTCTTTTGTTGATGTTCACAGTAATAATTTTGAGCATTTATGACATTTTCCATATCTGCTGTATCATGGTGATTTCTTATTTTATCAATGTAGTTAGCCAGATTAGACACAGCCATAGTACAGATTTTGTTTAATTCATCTTCATCTGTGACATTACCAGCCGCAATCATTCCACCACTAAAAATTGCTTTTGCCCAATCTGGTAACTCTCTCTCTTTACTTGGTTTAAACCATTTTGTTTCTTCTAAAAACCATTGTGTTAAAGGATGTTCTTTTTGTAATAAAGGACTAAAATCGTGAAACGCACCAGTAACTTTCTTTTTACCTGCAATGATATCAAATCCGTAAATAGGTCCACCATTTGTCACTTCAGGAAATAAACAAACATGTGCCATCCACAAACCTTTTGTTTCTCTAACATCAACTACATCAACATGAGCTCTTCTAATATATTTGTTTTTCCATGTTCTATTTACCCAACCAAATTCTTCGTTGTTAAATCTTTCCATACCTGGTTCATTATACTCAATTAGTTCTTTGTTTAGTAATTCAACCGTCTCGTCTTTCCACTTAATTAGTCTATCCCAAATCATGTAGTTCCTTCATTTCTTTAAACAGTTTTGTCGCACTTTCAAAACAATAAATTGCTTCAGGTACAACTGAATGTTCATATACATTTAAGTATGTGTTAATAGTTTCTTTTACAATTCGTCTGTAATCACCAACTTCTTTATCTTTAAATTTGTAGTATCTATTAGGAC